GATACTCACTCTCAACTCTATCATCATCTAACTTACCACCAGTATCAACCACCGCAGCGTTAGGTACTTTAGAAAGTTGTTCACTTACATCTATACCGTTATTTTGCAATAAAACTGTTATTTCATCAATAAATCTAGAGGCTCTTTGTTTTGCTAATTTTAAATTCTTTTCATAACCACGACTATCTAATCCTGATTCCATACCACTCTCTGTTGGTTTGTAGTTATTGTTAACATCGTAGTTTGTTGCCCCATCTTTACTAGACCAAACATTACTAGCTCCAGCATTTACAGTAATATCTACTAATTGTAACTGACCTTCTAAAAATTTATCAGCGGCTCCTGGGGTATTGTTTATGGATTGTAGTATTATACTTTCCGCTTCACCTATAAAAGATGATGGGTCGGAATCTCCTGGTTGGTAAGTACCTTCAATTCTTGGTATTGGGACTGTTACGTCAAATTCTGTTCTATCTACAACATCAGTAACTATACGTTGTTCTTGAAGACCCATAATCTCATTAACTCTTTTAATTTCTAATAAAATACCTTTTTGCATATTATATAAATACTAGAAACCTTTATTAAAATATAACGTATAATATAATACAATTCACTTGGCCATTTAACTTAAATTTATTATCTTTGTAGTATGAAAAACATAAAAAAAATAGACTCAATAACTAAACTATTAATATTTGGATTAATTTATCTCACATCCATATTTTGGGCAGGAGGTATATAGAGATACTATTTTAGAAAAATTAATGTTAGAACAAGTAAACAACTATAGAGTAGAAAAAGGTTTAACTCCTTTTACTTTGAATACCGATAATAAAACCGCGGTAGCGTGGGGTGAGTACTTGGTTACACAATACCAAGAAGGATTAACCCACTGTATGTGTCAACCGGGGAGTGAGATTCTAGCAAATATCCCTTTTGTTTTTGATGGTGACGATTTAAAGTTAGTTAAACACACCATATCTAGTTGGGATAAGTCCCCTATGCATAAACAACAAATGGTAAGACCAGAATCAGAGAGAGCTTTCTTTGCGGCAATTGTATATGAAGGTGTAGCTAGTCGTAATTCTAACTATAAAATAAAAAGAGTAATCTTTGTAGGACAATTTTTACATTCAAAAGAATATTACGTTTACTGGGGTGACGATGAAACCGGTGGTGAATTTACCCACATTTTAGATATACATGGAGTTGGTAAAACAGCTAAGTTAAAATAAAAAAGGACCAAACGGTCCTTTTTTGTATTAAAATATGTTGTATAATTTATGCTTTTCCAAGTTTTACGTGAATTCTGGTTATTTTTCCTAACGCACCAACATCTGTTGTTGAAAAAGTTTCTTGTCCACTAGCACTAGTACCTCCTCTACCTGCTGTACCTTTTTTAATTAATTCTTGTTTATCCTCACCTTGTCCTGTCACTGTTAATGTAACTTCCTTACCTTCACCACCTGGAATACCTTTTACTAATGTAAAAGTATAGTCCACTTGGTCGTCAGTAAAACCTAATTGTTTAGCTAAGTATTTTCCTCTTGCTACCGCTAAAGCTCTATCTGCAGAATTTACTTCCATTTCTGAAAAATCACCAAGTTCAGTATCTTTTTCGAAATTTGTTATCTGTGCATATTTTGGGAATCCGGCTGACTTCATTTGAGTTTGAAATTTCGATTGACCTTCTGGTCTAACACCTGTAGCTGTAGCTGTTGATGTTATAGAAATTCTAGTTATTATCCCACCCGCGGCACTTGCATCGTCTAATTGTGATTGTGCGTTAGATATTTTTCCTGGGTCAGCGATTACTTCTAAATCAGCAAAGGCATCACTCATTGGTATTTTGATGGCTTCACCAGCAACATCAGCATAGATGTCAGGTGTTGATGCTATCGCTTCTTCTCCTGGTGTTTTTTCATAACCAATATCAGTCCATTTGTCACTAAAAACATAAACACCACCTAGTTTGTTCGTTTTTTCAACTATAACTGTGTTTTGTCCTGGTCTATCTGTTTGGGTGTTGAATCCTGTGATTTGTTCACTACCAAAGTTTTCTAGATTATACCCATTAATATATCTACATATTTGATATAAATCTCTTTCTCTGTTTCCCTTGTTTCCTCTTAACGCACTTATACCTTCAAAGTTTACCTTAGCGTCACTCCCAATAATATTTATATTTACTTGTTTGGTTTCAGGTGAAAGAAAAGTTAAATTTGACCTAAGTCCTCTTCCTAATTGATTTTGTATTTGTTTTAAGAAAGTAATAACATTTCTATTAGGATTTGTTGACACACCACCTTTAGACCCACCAAATGCATTTTCGAAAATAGTTAATACGTTAGATGGGTGACTAGTTATAAAACTTATAAACTCATTCTTGCTATCAAATGATTGTTCTGATAAAAGAGATAACCCTATCATTTCTCTTTGTCTATTAATTTCATTAATTATTTCTTTTTTCATAATATGTTTTTTATTATAAATACAAAACAGAGTAAAAAAAAACCACTAATTACTAGTGGTTTCTTCTTTAGTTACTTCTTCTTTCACTATTGGGGGTTCTTCTTCTGTTTGTTTAGTTGTTAGTTGGTCTAATTTTGTTCTCATTTGACCTATTGTCATGTTAATATTTTGTAATGACATTCCTATGTTTTTAAACGCGTTTAATAACATTTCCGTTTTTTCGTCTTCAGTTGGTACTGGTAGTGGAAATTCTTCAAAATACTCTATCCTTTTAATTAATTCCTCTGGGCTTCTGAAGTCTCTACTAGGTACCCAAACTTCATCTTTAAACTTAATCGTTGGTGTTAGTGCCAGACCTACTACCCTAGTTAGGGTATTCCACTCGTCTCTAACTTCAGTGATTTCTACCTCTTCGAATTCTATATTATTCTCATTTAATGCTGTTTTAATATTATCACAATATTTACAATTTTTTTGACTGTATACTTTTATATTCATAGTTAATTATTTTTTATATGATAATTTTAACACAATGAAATTAAAATATCAATACGTTTTTAATTTTTTTTTAACTATAAGGTGATGTTCTAAAACCGAGTGGTTTTTGTTCTCTATCGTCTAGACTTTCTAACAAATCTATTAGTTCTTGAACTTTAACGTGTAGTTCACCACCTTCAGCCACTAATTGATATATTCTTTGGATAACCGGGTCGTCATCTGGAAAGGTTTTATTTTTTCTTAGGTTGGTTATAGGTCCTGACATCACACTAATAAGAGCGTCTAATTCTTCAAGTGCTTGATTGGGGTATGTGGGAATACGAAAACCTATAGCCTCTTTGACTACTTTTTCTAACTGTTTTTCTGTTAATTTGATTTTTTTACCCATAACAAGCTTTAATAATAAATACTTGTTTAGTTAAGATAATATTTTAATTTATCAATATAGACATTTTTAGGTGCTACACCAGGAATTCTCTCCATAACCTCACCGTCTTTAAAGAATATAACAGTAGGTAATGAACGAACTCCATATTTTGCAGCTAGTTCTCTTTCATCATCAACATTAACTTTATCTACATTATTTGGGAATAGGTTTTTTACGTCCTCCATAACTGGGTTTAACATTCTACACGGACCACACCATGCTGCCCAAAAGTCTATAAGGACAACTTTATTATCTTTTAATTTCTTTTCTAGTGTTTCTGTATTCAAGGACATAGTTAATTTTTAGTATAAATATCTTTATAAAGTATATAAAATATTTTAAGAATGAATAGTGTATTGAAATAAAAAAACCCCAGTAGGGGTTTTTAATATTATTGATTATTTTTTTCTGAAATAACCTTACTGATTAGGTTGGTTAAATCCTTTTCAGTTAATTTAACAACGTCCTTTTGTTTTTTTCTTATTTCACTTAGATTTCCTCTGCTTTGTTTTGCAGACTTTTTTCCTTTTTTACAATTACATCCCATATTTAATATTCTTTTACTATAGTATTAACCATATCTATTAATTGTGATTCTGTCAACCTTTTATTACCAAATCTTTTAGGTAATTCATAAACAGTACCTTCACCAATTTTCATACCTACATTATCACTATGTCTTGGGTTGCCAGTAGTTCTACCACCACTATGTCTTGGGTTATCAGTTCTACCACAACCTGCACCACCACATTTAATTTTCATTCCTATACCATCAGGACAATGACAATCACTACCTGTTGTTGGGTCTATTTCATTCAGTTCTAAGTCACCGTCTTCCCATAAAACCATATCCTCCCAATCACGTTCCCAAGGTTTTTTAGGTACGTCCCACATATCATCTTTCATTGGTTTATAAAATTCATCCATCTCTAACGGGTTTGGTGTATCCTCATGTCCAAGAGTAATCTCGTATAATTCATTCATATATCTTACCTCTTCTAAATCCTCTTGTCTACCACTATCAAATCCAGTTGCTGGTTTTCCAAACATAATTCCTTCGTCTGAACCTGGTCTCTTTTTTGCATGAGGTCCATCTAGATTTGGTTCAGAGTGACCACCAAATTTTTTACAACATTTATGCCACCCACTAGAAACTGGTGCAACACCCGAAACAATATTCCATTCCTTATCACAGTGTGATTGCATCATTCCTGAACCAGCTGTATCACCATAAGGTCCTACAAAATTCCCTATAAGCATCTGGCAACAGTCTATATCACCTGCAGCAACACTTCCTGCGTCTAATGGTCCGTCAGATGGATTCCATAAACCCGCTGCTGAAGGAGACATTGTTGATACAAATTTATAACATGGGTCCATACTTACTGCTGGTGTTGGTTGAATTGCTTCAGACAATAATTGATTGGCACTCTCGTGTAATTTTCTAATCCTGTTCTTCTCACTAGAAGAAGTCTCATATGGTTTTTTTATAATCATAATATATTAATTCTTTTTATCTTTATTACCAACCGATACCTTTTGTGGTTTCGGTAAACATCTCTAAACTTGTAAACACACCTTCTTCTTCTTCATCCTCAAACTCCCCTTCATTAAAATACTCATCCATAGAATTAGCTTCGTGTTGTGTAAAATCATAATCAAACCCAACAGCTTCCCAGCCTTCAGGTTCTAAACTTGTGTCTGGTGTTACACCCACAGCGTCTACTGTTGGGGCAACTGCTGTAATATCTACAACATCTACTGCTGGAGCGTCGTACGAGATTTCTGAGCCAACTAAGTTTTGTTTAGAATGTGGACACGGATTTGGACAACCAACTGAACAAACATGTGCGGGTTTATACCCTAGTGGTTGTTCATAAGCTCCGCTACTAGCTGTAGATGTAGCTTCAGTAGTTAATCTTTTAAATTCTCTTATCGCTTCTTTTAGTGTTTGTTTCATAACAAGTTTATTAATAAATACTTTGCAAAACAAATAAAATCTAAAATGGTTTAGGTGTGGGAAAATTAATATAACTGCTAGCAATAATATTAATTAAATAATAAGTTTTTAATAAAAAGCTTTGCTTGCTAAATATTGCTTAGCTTAAAAATTTTAGGTAATTTTTAAAAAAAGTTTTAGTTTTTTTTAACTTTAAGTTTTAGTGTTGGTGTTTGTAGTGTAACCTCTTCTATATTTGTGTTTAAAATATTTTTTAGTAACTTTTTTACTTCGTCTATTTTCACAATAAGTTATTCATTTTATTTACAAAATCTTTTGATGTTTGAGTTACGTTATCACTTGGTTTTAAAACTACTGGTCTTTCTTTAGGGTCTAGACTTTTGAATCCCTCGTCTAACAATTTATTAACCTTTTTGATATGTTCTTTTTTAATTTTTTCTAATCTATTCATTATGGAGAAGTGTATTTAAATTCTAGAGTAAAGAAAGTTGATAGTTCAAAACTTCCACTTGCTAGACCTTCCGCTTTAACCATAGGCATTATCACATCACCTTGTGATAGGGAAGCCCCGATACCAGTACTAGCAAAACTTCTAGTTTTTTGTACATCACTACCCCCTACATATGATACACTACCTATACTAGTTGGTCCTAGTGTACCTGTTTCGTCATCAGTAAGTGTGAATTTACAAATGTCTACCCTTATAGTGTTTGAAGAAGCAAATTCACCCCAACCAACTATTTTTTCCAAAGTACAAGTAGAAGGAACTACAAAATATGCAGATTTTAAAACTGTAGCTCTATCAATTTTTCTATCCTCACTTATGGTTGCTGACCCATAGTCTACATCTACTTGTGCCATTCTTCCAGTACTAGTCATTGGTTTTGGGTATTTATAATTCCCATCAGTACGTGCTGTATCAAATACTTGGAAACGTTCTACAAAATAACTTGTGTTAGTATCTGCTGTTGACACCCAAGCTGTTCCTCCAGCAGCATTTGTTTGTAGTACATATCTATTTGTCCCTCTATTGGTTGGTAGTGTATATGATGTGGCTGCCGGACCAACAACCACAGTATCACCACTAACTGTATTAGCGGATAATGTTCCAATTATATTAGTATTTCCACTTACGTTAATATTATTATCCGCGGTCACATTACCATCTAAAAGAACATTACCTTCAAGTTCTACGGTAATACCTTGTACTTTTGTAGTTATCGTCTCTGAGGCTCCTAATACAACCCCCGTATCACCAATATTCTGAAGAAGGTTTCTTGCAACCCCCCCACTATTTTCCGCTGTGATATAACCATTATAAGCTAACTTAACCCCACCTGATGATTGGGTAAGGTCAAGAGTATTTGCAAATATTGTACTACTTGCACTTATAGCACCACCAACTTCTAATTCAGAAGTAGGTGTGGTTATACCAGCAATACCAACCTTACCTGTGGAAGCATCAGTTTTGAATACAGTAGCATCGTCATCATCCTTAACAACAAAGTCAACATTGTTACCTCCATTGTTAATGGTAACTTGATGAGGGGAGGAACTTTTTTTATGCATTCCAACCATACCAAGACCACCCGCTTCTAATCTTATCCTATCATCAGTAAATCTAATTAATGTGTCATCGTCCCCATTATGATAAATGTATTCGTTAACGCCCATAGTGCCAGAAACAGTTAGGTCATAATTAGGAACATGAGTCCCTACACCAACATTTGTAAATCCACTATTAGCTATATGACCAGAAGTGGTTGCTGACCAGTATCCGACAGCGTCACTGTCTGATGCAACCCAAGATGTTCCTCCAGCACCATCTGTTTCTAAAACATATTTGTTTGTACCTCTATTTTTAGGCATCGAGTA